GGAAGCATTAAAGTGCCTAAACCATCAATACAAAATTCTTTTGGTTCAGAAATTGGTATTACATTATCATATTCTTGTAATAATAAATCTATTGCATTTACATCATTAGTATTTTTATGATAACAATCGTGATTACCTACGATATTATAAACAAGAATACCAAGTTCCTGAAAACGATTGTATACATTCTTCTGTGCCCATTCTAATGCCCAATAATCCACACCCTTACGACTGTCAAATGCATCACCAAGATGGACTACTGCCTTGATATTTCGTTCTTCTAGTTTAGGGAAAAAAATATCATTATAGAACTTCGCAAAATAATCATGAAATGATTTATTTGCTTTCTTGAAGTTATAGTGAGTGTCTGTAATTAAACCAAGTTTCATTGGTGAAGTTTGATGTGTACGTTATCTTTAATTGTATTATAATCCGAGTTAATACCACCCACATCAGATGTAAATACTTCTTCAAATCCACTACGTTCAATAATCTTATCTTTGATTTCCATTTGTCTTTTTTCTCTTTGTATTCTACGAAGAAAAGCATAATAAACAATTTGCGTAAAATAAGCAAATGGATTTGTACGTTCTATATCAAATCTATCAATATATTGAACGCAATTTTCAACACCATCACTTATCATATCTTCACGAAACATATAATTTACAAAGTTGGGACGATATGATAAGTGAGTAGCAATTTTTAAAAAACACTCACCCAAATAATTTGAAATCCTTGGTGGTGGTGTTCCATTTTCTTTTGCAGCATCTATTCTCATATTGTATGCAACTAATGCATCGTGAAAATCTTTATTATTTACATAATGTGGATTTTTCTTTACTTTATTCATTTTTGAATTTGATTTGTTCTTATTATAACATAACAATCAAGAACTTGACAACTTTCCCCAAACTAACTAAAATAACTCTGTGGGTTTTGAAGAATGGGTGTATCTAAGTTTTACTATTAGATTTATAAAGCTTTTCTAAGGATACTCTAGCATCAGCAATTGAAGAAATGAAACCCATATTTGAACTTAGTTGTGATTTGCTAGATATTTTATTTCTTTCTCTAATATATTTTTGATATACTTTAATAATAGAACTATCATTTACTTCTGTCATTGTGATTATTCTATTCATTTCTACAATAAACATTGTATCATCAGTAAGTTTCATCCAAGGAATAACTTTAAGTGCTGTCATTCCAAGCTGACGGATTGTGATAGTTTCCATTAAAACTGGATTATCAAGAATTAAAATAATTCTATCTTTTTCTTCACAAGGACATACTTTAGAAAATACTTCTTCACCTGATACCATCTTGATTGCTGCATAAAATTCTTCTTCGTACATTACTTTTTTTCCTTAAATTCTATTTGTATAATTTCGTAATTGAATTTTTCTTCATTATAAATCTTAATTCTTTCAATCAAATGATTTAATGTATAATTTTTTTTTGATTTATAAGTACAATCGTCTGCAATATCATATAATACTGCTTGTGATTTGTTATCTCCTTTACGAAGAACTCTTCCAATACTTTGAAGATTTCTTATTCTTGATTTTGATGGTGAAGCAAAGATTACATTATGAAGATTTTTAATGTTAATGCCAGTAGAAAATGTACCATATGATGCAACAATAATTGCGTCTTTTTCTTTTTCAGTAATTTCTCTTACCTTTTCTCTTTCTTCTACATCTACCCCACCATAGACAAAAAATACTTTTCTATCTTTTGATGCTGAATTATTTATAAGTTCATAAAGTGGTTGTCCGTGACTTTCTACACGATTAAAAAGAACTAAACTATTTCCATTTAAATCTAAAACAAGATTTTTAATGAAGTTATTTCTTTTTTCGTGAGTAATTAAATATTGTATTTCTTCTTCATATTCATTAAATTTATGTTGATCGTGTTTTAAAAGAAGAACTTTAATATCTAGTTTAGATAAATGGCCTTTATCAATCAGTTCTTTTGTTTGTGTGACTTTATAAGAAGGGCCAAACAATCCTTCAAGCACCCACTTATGCGTTTGTGACCCATCTAAGGTGCCTGTAAATCCATAACGATATTTCGTATTATCCAATTTCGTCATAATCCCTACAAGCGATTTTGACTTGAATAGGTGTGCTTCATCGCCAATCACTACACCAAAATCATCAAAGAATTTTCTAGGAAGATTATAAACGGATTGCCAGGTTGTGATGATTACGTTTTTATTTGTATCTTTTTCTTTTCCAGAATAAATTTTATGGCAATAATCTTCGGCATTCCAACCATAATCTTCAAAGTCCTTATACATCTGTTCTACTAATGATGTAGTAGGAACTACTACAAGTATTTTTTCATTCTTATCTGTAAAATATCTTACAATAGAATATATCATTAAAGATTTACCAGAAGCAGTTGGTGAAATCAAAAGCTTACGATTGTATTTTAAAGCATCATAAACAGCATTAATTTGATAATCTCTTGGTTCGTGTCTAGATATTTTTTTCATATAATCAGTCACACCTTCGTGTGAAATCATCACATTCTCTTCAAATGGGTCTCCATAAAATTTATTATGTTTAAACTCAATATTATATTCAGCATTTTTTGCCCAAGATAATATTTTATCTAAAAGGCCAACATAAATTTCTCCAGTATGATTACTGTAGAGTCTTATTTTTCCATCCCAATGTTTGCTACGATATTGAGGCATAAATTTTGCCCCAGGTACATCAAAGGTAAAATGATCAAACAACTCTTGATGTATATGCGGATCTGCTTCAATCTTTAGGTATATTTCATTTTTCTTTTGTATAATAATATCAGTCATATCCTGCCGTGAATTTAAGAAATTCAATACTATTTTTGATTTGATAAGTTCTATTTAATATTGTTTTGAGAATACTATCCAAATAATTTAACATTGTTTGGTAATATTCTATTTTGGATATAGATTTTAAAATTTCTTCATCTGCATCCATATACTTATCTATATCTTGTCTTAATACCTTATAATCAAATGGATGTTCTCTATAAACTTCTGGTTCTGCTTTTCCTGAAAAATACATCCATTTATTTTTTTTAATTATCTTAAATTTATTTTCTTCTAGTTTTTTTAGAAGAAGAATATTATTATAAATCTTATAATATTTTGCGTGAAGTGAAGGTATTTTAATGGATTCTGTGTGCAAATTATCTGGATCTATCTTTGCATCTTCTTCCCATAATGATTGTATTCCATCAAGATTCATAACTACAAAACAACTATGTCATATATAGAATACTTAAAACTAACCTCTGCTATAACATAGTTAATATCTGTAGATTTTGAATCAAATTTAATCGTAGATAAACTTACAGGAAACATATCTTTAAAATGAATATCAACAATTGGATTAAAGTTGCTATTATAAATTTTTAATGTTGCATCTGAATATTCATTAAATGAATTTTTTACAGATGTATTTGGAAAATACTCATCTTCTGCTTTTAAATCTATAAATTCTTGAATACTATTTGGATATCCAAGACCTCTTAACCAATTATGTACTTGAAGATAATTTTCTAAATTTTCATCTACAAAAAATTCTAAAGAAAAATCATCATAAGTTAATTTATCACCTGGAACCGGAATATCTTTAAGATATGTTGGTTGCATTGCAACACCAAGATTAATTCCAGGCACTTGAGCAGAATTAGAAAAAAAATCAACCTTTGGTATTTTTGTAATTGAAAATTTAAATCCAGCAGGAGATAGATAATTACGATTTGATATTTGCTTTGCCCAAGGTGATTGCGACATTTTTATTTGTATTTAGATAAAAAAAAGGGCCCCAATTGGGACCCTTGAATATATGTAAGAAAGACTTACATTAAATTGTCTACACGCACACGACGGTAGTAACGGTTTGCATTAGCAAGAAGACGACCAGAACCCTGAGTAGTACCCTCAGCGAATGGGTTAGCAACCATACCATAACGAGTCTTGAACCCGATTTTTGGCTGGAAGGTGTTCTCACCAACGGCACGAACCATTTGGAGGGGCACATAAGGACAATAGAAGAGTCCTGCATCATAAGGTGAAGAACCTTTATATCCTACAACGTAGTACTGATTAGCAGATACGTTAGCAGCATATGGGTCAATAAATACACGATACTTGCCTTGAAGAACACCAGCAAAAGTGTTGCCGGTATCATCAACATTCAAGTTTGCATTGAGTGCTGGGGTATAATCAAGAACACCTGCCATTGTGAGTGCCGAAGCAACGTCAGCAGAGCAGAGAATCATATTACCCTTTCCTCTACGAGTTCTTTGTGCGATTGCGTTTGCATCGCGCTCGATTTGGAATAAAAGACCTTTGAACTTCTCAACGGACCAACGTCCGTTTGAATCCACATCGAGGTCGAAAATACCAGCAGTAGCGGTATTAACAGCAGCACCTTGCTCGGCAATTTTATAAACGGTACGAATTACTTCACGGTTAATTTCAGCAAGAATCTCAGTGGAGAGAATGTTTGCTAATTCCGCTTCAGCATTTAGTCCGTGAATTGCCTTGAGGTCTTGTGCAAGCTCAAGTGAATACTCGGCTTTCAGAGCGCGTGACTTTGCAGTAACAGTAACTTTCTCGATTGAGAAAGCCATCTCATTAAACTGGTTACCAGCTGCATCTCCAAGTGCTTCAGCAGAAGCAGTACCCATTGCTTGACCAGTAGCATAGGTATTAGTTGCAGCAGTTCCAACTGGATTCAAAAGACCAGGATTGGTTCCTGCTGGGTTTGAAGTAGTACCGAAACCAGCTGCGCCATCAGTGAAACCTGAAGTAACATCAAAACCGGAATCTTGACCGGAGAATGAAGTATCTGCTTCGTTGAAGAGTGCTTCAGATCCCGACTGATTAGTATAGCGTGAACGCATTGCGAAGATAAGTCCAGTAGGACCATTCATTGGTTGTACACCAGCAAGGTCATAAGCGACCAAGTTAGGCATAGAACGACGAATTAGGCTAATTAGAACTGGGTCGAAACCTGCTACAGGACCGGTTGCAGTAGAAGAACCACTGAAACCACCAGACCCTGCGGCCATTGTTGGTGTTTCATAAAGGAATTGATTTTCCTCTCTTAAAAACTTTTCTTGATTTTCTAACAGGACTGCGGTTACCATTCTGCGATGTGAGTCCTTGATTGAATCAAGACCCTCATAATTAAGTAGTGGTGCCCACTTCTCCTGCAGACGTTCTCCATCGAACATTTGCATTTGTTTTACCTCTTTTGGAAATTGTTAGTTTGATTTATGATTTAAAAATCACTTTTTAGAAACTCGGCTCAGAGTCTGAAGATACGATCCCATTACACCAGAAACTGGTTCATTGTAATTTGTTTCTTCAGATAATGTCTCTGAATAATCTCTTTGAGCACTAGTGTTTCTTGGGAAATAAGATTCCTTTAAAGTTACTAGTTTCTCACGATAGTTTGCTTCACTATCAAACTCAACATTTTCAGCAAGAGAAGCGAGTTTATCTTTCTGAGAAGTCGCTAAACCCTCAGTGATATCAGAAAAAATAACATCGGCAACCGACTCTGCTAATCTTTGATTTAGAGCAACATTTCTTTCAATTTGCTCGTTGAGTTTTGTCTCCATTTCATCAAGTTTGTCTACCATACTCTCAAGAACATTATATTTATCGTCAGGGATTGTTACATAATGATCTTCAAAAAGACCTTTCATTCCTTGTAGGAATGATTCGGTCATCTCGGTCTTGAGACCTTGCTCTACAATAAGAGCATTTTCTTGCAGCCATTCATCGGCAACATACTCAAGGTATGCATCGACTCTTTCTACAAGTTGACCTTTCATTGAATCAACTTCTTCAAGAAGTTTGGATTCATAATGCTCTTCTAATGATTCATAAATTTCTGAAATCTTAGCATTAATTGCTGTTTCAAAAATAAGTTTTGCTTTCTCTCTAAACTCTTCGGAGAGATCTTCACCAGCAAGAAGAGCATCAACATCTTCTTCAATGTTAATAGATTCTTCTACTTTCTTTTTCTTTTTCTTTTTATCTTCTTC